GGTTGATGACCGCAACGATGTCTGCAAGGTACTTTTCTGAAAACTTTCCGAATGTGCCTGAGACCGCTCCTTGCGGCAGATCCGACTTTGCGTACTCCCAAAAGTTCTTGCTTGTGACCTTCACGCCAGACTCAACCCAGTCATTCACCTGAGAATTCAACACCTTATACTCGGCAGATAACTCAGCGTACAACTTGTCGCGCACAACGGCGCTCTTGACGAATTTATCGCTGGAAGTGCATTCGTAGACGGCACCCTTGATTGATCGGCGGCGCTCTGCCAGCGCAGCAGCAATTTCCTTTTGGCTTGCCGCGATATTAGCGTCAAGTTTCGCGGATCGCTGTTTATCTGTTTTCATCCCCGTTCAATCTGGCTTCGATTCATCTGCAAAAACCGCGTTGCCTGCGGAGACATCCCAACGCCTTGGGTCATTTCTTGCCGCTGGTAGTCTGCAGACTCAATCATCTCGGCGCCAGAAGCGTCATTGCCATTGGTGCGAGCAGTATTGCCAAGGATGAAAATTGCGTGCTCAAACACAGCATAGTCTGGACGGAAATTCAAATTCCAATCTGCAGGCCACGAGGTTGCGCTGAAGTTGTACTCAAGGTCTGTGCCAAGGTACAGATTCACTTCGCGCTCTGCCTGTAGCAATCCAGCCTTCTTCTCGTTGTCGGTGCACTTCGACCAATCAACAGCTTGGATGTGATTGTCGACCGCAAAATATGCGTTGGCTTGTGTCAGCTTTGTTGCAATTATTTGGCCGAAGTAAATTGCCATGGCTATTTCTCCATGTTGAGTGTCAGGAAGTCTGCGATGTCAGAACGAATTCTTGCAGCGCCTTTGTTGCCGGTGATCGTCAGGTTCAACTCCTTCAGCGCAAATGCCTTGAGCGCGGTTACGTCTTCGCTCTTCTGCCAATCAAAGGCCGATTCGGCAGGCACTTCTTCAATCGTCTCAACGACAGCTTCGACAGGCACCGTTTCGTTGGTTTTCGGAACAACACCTGCAAGTGCTTGCAGCTGGGCGATGTCGCTCTTCAATTGAGCAAAAGCTTCCCACAGCGCTCTAAGACGTTGGTTGATGGAAACTGCATTGACTGTTCCGTTCATTAAGGCTTTGAATTTCATCCTGGCTCCTTCATTAATTCGTGTAGCAAAATAAATTGGCAGCAGGACTTTCAACCTGCCTGTGTTATTTTGTTGCAGCGTTTTAGCAAACGCCGACTTGGTAAGCCGTCAGATCGTAGGCCGACAGATTGTCAGTTGCCACGGTTGCGCTGATCTTGGTGTAAAGTTCAGTTTCTTCGCGCGGAAGCACGAAGCTGAAAATTACATCGCCAGCTGCATACGTGGTGCTGATCGGCAACAGATGCTCAACGAGCACTTTGTCGAAGCTTCCACCAGTGGCAGAGGCAGTCAACACCTTGATCGTTACGCGGTTGCTTCCACCCGTCACGAAACCGGCAGTACCGGCCACGAGTTTGAGTTGGGTTTCGCCCATGGTCTGCGCCAGCAGGAATTCTGCAGACGTTACGGTTGCGCCATTCGGACCAGCCTGGTCGTCCCAGATGAGGTCGCCAGCGGCATAAAGATCGCCGCCGATTTTGTTTGTTGCAATTGCTTTAGACATATTGTTCTCCTTTTCTTTGAATTGATGTTACGGAGCAAAAGACGAGATCTTCGTCCAGCCGTTAGTTGTCGTGCCAGTTGAAACCCAAGCTGCATTCGTCCCTGCACCAGCGCCACCGACCAAGAGCTGGCCGATACCTGCCGGTGTGTGAGTCGTTACAACTGTGGTGACATTCGTATCAATGACCGTCGGAAACACCAACGCGCCTGCCGCAGTATTTGCGTTGATCGCCGTTTCAGCCTGACCGAGCATCTTGTTCAGAACTCGCGCCTGTCCAGGTTTGAAGTCTGACATCGTAGCTTTGTCGATGGTCACAGCAAACGAAGCTGTAGCAACCATCAGCAAGACCAACATTGTGTTGAGTTTTCTCATTGTTGCTCCGTTCTGTTAGGCCACGACAGCTTCGGTGCCGTCGTTGAAGTTGTACGAGGTGATGATCGGAATGCCATCCCACATCGAAACAACCGTGTTGTGGTCATCGTTCAGCGGAGTCATTTGCAAGGCAGAACCTTTGTATGCACCGAGTGCATCTTTAACAGCCGGATGGCAGTAGATGAAGGTGTTTCCAGCCGTTCCACGAACGCTACGAATCAACTGACGCATCATCGCTTCGGTGGGCAGAGCTTTGTAACCTGTGTCGGTCGTTGCATCGGCAGTCAATTCAACATTGACGATCGAGGCCACATGACGCGGATTGGCCAGCTGCAAGGCGATGTACGTCTTGATGCGCTGTCCGAAGACCAGTTTCTTTTTGGTGTCGGTGTCGGTGAATTCATACACATTGCCGCCGTTGACGGGCAGAATGTCGAACACCTTGCCATTACCAAATCCCGCAGGATCGTACAGGCCAGTCGTTTCACCAGGCACCCACTTGACGGCCAGAATTGAATACTGCGACGTTGCAGTTGAACCACCGGCTTTCTGCTCACGGCTGTTGGCCTTGGCATACGGACGAAGGTTGTTGTAGATGAACGAGGTTTCGGTGTTCGCGCCGGTTTCACGCAGGATCGAAGGCATCTTGGTAGCGAAGTACTTGACCGCGCCGCCGAAGCGCACAGCCTTGTCTTCACCAACACGGATGATTCCACCCAGCACGCTCAGGTCTTGGTAACCCAAGGTTCCATCGGCGTTGATGCTCGGCAGTTCGTCGTCCAGGTTCACCAGCTGTGCACCGTCTACGTCCTTGAGGGATTCGTATACATTGCGCAGGCCATGGGTTGCTTCCTGCATAGGAAGCATCGCGAGGATCGGCGCTTCTTCAGTCACAGCATCGATCATCACCGTCTGCTTTTTCGCCATCGCGATCGCGACGTCTCGGAAAAAGTTTTTAATCATTTGAGTCTCCTTGTTTATTGGTTGCGGTTATTTTGTCCAAGCTCCGGCAACAAGTTCTTCCATCGTGGAAGCTTTGTCGCCCGTGTTTTTTTCATCACCACCGCCGCCTTTTCCGCCAGTCCCACCGGGAGCGTCTGCCGCGATAAATGATTTGTGAGAGTCGCGCAGCGCTTTGATCACGCCATCCACTTTGACTTTGTCAGAAAGGTCTTCGAGACTTCCCATTGCAGTCTTTACGATCAGCTTTGCCGTGTCATGAGGAACACCACTTGCCCACTTGATTGAACCGGTCAGATCTGCCAGAACCGCTTCGCGCTGCTGGAGCTTGAAATTGCTTTCCTGCTCTACACGCGCTTTCTTTTCGGTTTCCAACTGTTCTTCCAGTTCTTTCAGCTTCTTCTGGCTACGTTCCTGCTCAGGCAACTTTTCGTCTGCGATCTTTTTCAGGTCTTGCTCAGCTTTTTCTGCACGCGCCTTGAAGGTCTTTTTGTCCTCCAGGATGCCGGCAGACTTGCCTTGTTCAGCCTTCAGATCAGCCTGCAACTTTTCATTCTCTGCGCTCAAATCAGCTCCTGCGGCAGCGTCAATTACACTCTGCTCAACACCGGCATCCTTCAGCGCTTTTCTTTCTGCTTGCGTCATTGTTTTGCTCCTCTAGTTTTTGGTCTTCACCAACCGCTAATTTCGTTTGGCAATAGCGTGCCTATGTTTGCCCCACTCCTGGCGTGGGCAGTGCCAAAATAGATGAAAATGAATTAGGATCCCAAGTGCCGATGTCGTCCTTCATGGCCTGCATTTCTTCGGGCGACGATTGGGATCCAACACGATCAAGACGATCAACCAACTTGCGGGCAATCTCGCGACTCACGGAGCTTGGCGCAGGCACGCTACCGGCCAGCACCAGCGCTTGAATATCCTCAACAAAATTGCCAACATCGAAGTCGCGATTGTACTTCGGTGTCCATACTTTGAATGTGTCGTCCCACGCTTGCGAAATCGCGACGGCATTCTTTTCGGCGTCCTCAAGCGTCTCTGCCCGTGCGCACATAACTGCCGCAACATCCATGAAGTCCCAAGCCTTGCTTTCGGCGCTGGCCACCTGGCGACTTTCCTGTTCAAGCGCAAGGCCAACAACCTCGAACAACTCGCGCTTCAATGACTTCACAATTTCCTGACCAACAGACAACGCCGAAGAATCTGGCATCAGATACTTCGGTTCCGGATCGTCCTTCGCCAACAGGATGGGGTACTTGAAACCAAGGATCAAGCGCCCAACCTCAGCGATATTCTTAGCGTAACCATCCTGCTGCGCACGCTGCATCAGCGACGCCGGCAAAACGAGTTGCGGGTAGTTGGCGTTGAAAAAGTTTGCGCGTGATACGCTGCCAAGATCCATGATGGTGCGATTGATGGATTCAAGATCGTCGAATGCTATAGGCTTTGCGCTTGCATTGCCAACGAGAGCGAACGGTACAACCTGCAATGGCGTGCCTTTGTTCGTGGTCAGCGGAATTTCAACCTTGCTCACGGACAGCCTTGAGCCTGTTCTATAACGAGCGTCCTTGGCTTCATCAACGGTGTATTCCGTGACCTTGCCCACTTCCCACAGGCTGATGATGCGCTTTGCACTTGAAACAACTTTCGGATCTGAATCGTTGAGCTTGATTCGTTGCGTCTTGATCCACACAAGAGTTCCACGCTCATTAAAATGCCAGTCAAGAACATCCAACGGCGAATACACCTGCCAGTAAGGACGAATCTTCAGAGCTTCTTTTTCTGCTTGGGTGTATTGGGTGCCGTCCGGCTTGCGAGCAGGCGCATCAACGCCAATCCAACACCACTTACACGCAAACAGATTGTCTGACACTTCACGCATCAGGTCGTTGACGCTCGTGCCATCGCGCGTTACATCCTTCAAGAAGTCTTCGTCCGCGCCTTCGCGCACAGGCTCGTCGCTGAATACATATTGGTTGATCTTGCCTGCGATGCGACCAAGGTAAGGAAATGAATGCGTTTGCTGTAACCGGCCTGTTGAGCAGGATCCGTCTGGGCGCTTGCCGCCAATCCAGTCGATCTCTGTTTCACCAGCAAACCTGGAAAGGCGTGCGTTGACATACGGCCTGCCACCTTCGAGCCCAAGAAGATTGATCTTCAACTGCTTTGCGCGTGCTTTGAGTTCCGGCTTGCGACGATAAACAACCACCTCATCTGCACTTGGATTGAGCGGCATGTCATCTGAAGCAATCAGCGTCCCATCAAAGTAACCACGTAGCGCGCCTGCAGGAACTTTGTTCAAACTGCACCCATCGAGGATCTCTGTGATTGATGTTTCTTCGCTCATTGAATGGAATCGTCTTTCATAATGAAACAAAAGTCAACTGTTGTGTTGAGATTTGTCAACATATCAGGATTCCTGAGTAACTTTGTGGCTTGTCGAGCAGAATATCAATGGCATCCATCATCGGATCCACCTGGTCGTCGTGCAGATGGGTCAACTCTGCGTTGAAACTGGTGCACTCTGCGATGAAGATGCCATTGTGGGGAGCGCCTTCCAACAGCACAACCTCTCCGGACTGCACATGCGGCGCGGCATCATACGCTCTGGTCACCTTATCGACGTTGCGTTGAATTGCGTTCACAGTGCAAAGGCCGTTGCGCGCCAACGATTGAATCAGGCCGGTTCCACTGGCTTTGTCTTCTATGTTCACTGTATGCAATTGCGAATAACGCTCCTTTGTGCGTGCTATGTAAGCCGTGGCAACACGCAACAGGTCTGGCGATTCCCACTTGCCACGAATCTGCTCGATGAAGTAGGCTTTACCTTTTGCTTTGCCCCATGTTTGGAACACGGAATAGTCATTGTGCTCCTTGGCTTTGAGAGCGGTGTCTGCCGTGATGATGACGGACTCAAACTCAGGCAGCTCGTAACACATCTGCCACCATTCTGCACGGAAGATCGTGCCGCCTTTTGGCGTTGGCTGCTGTTGGTATTGCCCTGAAAACACATAAATGTTCTTGTCACGCATTTGCGCCAAGGCATCTGCGCTATGCTTCAGCGGCCAAAGGGCTGTCCCGTCGTCGCGCAACGCCTTCATCACCAATTGCTTGAAGCCTTGGGCTACGTCTGCGAGCAACTCGGCAGTGAAGTCGCCTTCATGCAGGCGTTGCATAATACAAATTGTTGGTGTCGTAGCTGGGGAGTTGCGCCTGCTCTTCAAAGTCTCTTCCCAGTTCTCGTTGACCTTTTCACGCTCAACAGTGTGCGCGTCGGAAGGCTTCAATGGATCGTCAATCAGCAAACATCCACTGAACACAAAGTTTCCGTCCTCATCAAACTCATCCGTCGCTCCTGCCCCAAAGCCGGTGACCTGACCACCAGATGAATCGGCCTTGAAGATGCCACCTTCTTTTGTTGCCCACTCACCTTTCGAATCGATGTCGCTGTTCAACTCAACACCAAAACAATCCTGGTACCAGCGCGAGCGCATCAGCGTGCGCACCTTGTCGCTATTCTTTGTTGCCAACTTGGCTGAGTACGACAGATGCAGGAACTCACAGCGCGGATTGTGAGCGTATGCCCAGGCCGCAAATAGGCACATCATCTCCGTCTTTGAATAACGAGGTGGGATGTTGATGATCAAATTCTGATCCAGGCCTGCCCAAACGCGCATCAACGCCTTGAGGATCTCGTTGTGATGGTCTGCCCAGATGAAGCGCTTCTGATAGGTGTGCTGGAATGCCAGAATACAGAATGCTTTGAACGAGCCTAAGCAAATGTCGCGCATCTCAGCGACCATCGCACGGTCTTCGCGCAGATTGCTCCAGTGTTCATTCACCAAGCGATTCCAAGATTTTGAGTTTGGCTGAATCACGCGCTTCTTGCGTTGGTGACATGCTGCCGTCCCCAGATCGCAGATCGACCTCTGTTTTAAGGCTGAACTCGTTTCGCTTCTTGCGTTCGAGATACCATAGGACGGTATTCTTGTCCCCGTCATTGATGAGTTTTGCCAGTTCGTGCTTGGCCTTTAGTGGCAGTTTTTCTTTCAGGTATGCTACTCGGTCAACAAACTCTGGATTTCTTTCGTAGTAGTCATATAGGGTTTGTTTTGCACAACCAGCGTGAGCGCAAGCCTCTACATCAGTTGCACCG